TGGGTCATCTTCAACAAAAACATACATAGGCAATGTTTGTTGTGTTGCCAAATATGATGTAATCAATTGATTAGCATACTGGTCATATAATTTTTTATTATAAGTTGTAACAAAAATCTTTTTCATCCTTCTCTTTTCATATCAGCACTCATCATATCTTTAACTAAACTATCTATGGTATGCTTAGGTTTCCATCCTAATTTTGTTTTTGCTTTTGTATTGTTGCCTACTAATAAATCTACATCTGTAGGTCTAAAAAATTTGGGATTTGTTTTAATAATAAAATCTCTACTATGTTCGTCTATTATTTCGTGACCATTTACCTGATATTTTATCTTTAAATAATCTAAACATTTAAGTATAAATTCTTTAACCTGATATGTCTTACCAGTAGCAATAACATAATCTTCAGCTTTATCTTGTTGCAACATCAACCACATTGCTTCAACATAATCTTCAGCGTGTCCCCAATCTCTAAAACTTTCTAAATTACCTAATTCTAAAACTTTACCTGTCCGTGACCATTCTACTAATCCTTTTGTAATCTTTCTAGTTACAAATTCTTCACCTCTCATAGGACTTTCGTGGTTAAATAATATACCTGAACAAGCAAATAAATTGTATGCCTCTCTATAATTAACAACCATATAATGTGAATATGCTTTTGCAACACCATAAGGACTTCTAGGATAAAATCTAGTAGTTTCTTTTTGTGGTGTTTCAGTAACCTTACCAAACATTTCACTAGTAGAAGCTTGATAAAATTTAATTTTAGGATTTACATCTTTAATCGCTTCTAATATATTTAAAACTCCTATTGCGTTTGTAAGTGTAGTAACTTGTGGTTGTTCAAATGACAATGCTACAAATGATTGAGCAGCCAAATTATAAAATTCATCTGGTTGAGTTTTAACTAATAATTTTGATATATTATAAGGTTCAGTTAAATCTATATCAACTAATTCAATATCATTTCTAATACCTAATTCATCTAATCGCCAATATCTTTTGCCTGTATTTCGTCTTTGAGCACCATATACTTTATACCCTTTCTCTAATAATAATTTAGCAAGATATCCACCATCTTGACCTGTGATACCTGTAATCAATGCTGACTTCATTGTATCAATTCCTTTATATAATAAAAAATCATATCTGAATCAAATTCTTGGAGAGTAAATTCTGTATAAGATACCATTTTATACCATTCTAAAACTTCTTTAGGTTCAGCATAATATAAATCTTCTATCTTATCAATGTCAGTATTTTCTAATTTAACTCCTTCTTTATCGTATGAAATTATACCAGCACCAAAATTATATTTTGAAGTAATACAAGGTATTCCTAAATTAATAAGTTGAAAAATACTTGTACTTTCTCCTAACACCCCACAATAAACATCATCTATAATAGTATTTAAAGTTACATCTCTATCCACAACTTCAACATCTTCCACTAAATCTTCAATTACAATTTTACTATGTGGATGTGCTTTAACTAAAATTTTTCTTGTAGTTGCTTTTCTAACTTTTTCAACAGTAGTTTTAATAAATTCAGGTACAGGCATAGAAGATGTTGGGTCGTGTTCTAAACCAGGCACAATTAAAACTGCACCATCTTTATTATTTTTCCAGCTATGATTATATATATTATCTAGGGTTACGTCTGGATTATATCTGTTTGTCAACATAATCATATTATTTAATCTTTGGAAATTATCTGGTTTACACCATTTAGTTTTTCCATATGTCCAGTTATTTAATCCCATACGGTAATATCTTGGACCTGTTTTTTTATACCAAGTGTCTATGTAATTACATTTAATTCTACTTAATGTTGCACTTTCAGTAACTATTAATGGTTTTCTATATTTTTTTGATAGACGACTAGCTTGGAGATTAACATATTCCATCCAGGCAAATCTATTAAAATCTATAACTTTTCCATCTTTATCTTTTTCAATATCAACTGTTTTATATTTTTGTCTTTTAGGACTTGTACTGCCCCAAGTTCCATCAACCAAAAAAGCATCACAATTTATAATTCTTACAACATCTTCTTCAGATAAAAGTTTACTTACTGGTCTTTTAAAAATTCTATAAAGTGATATATTATGTCCCTTACCCCATTGTTTTATTGCGTGTTCAATGGCAGATATCGCATTGGACGTTCCTAAACTAACTATTTTTTTTAACATTTTCATTCTCTATTTTATAAAAAGTATATTTTAAAGTTAATTCTTCCCACACTTTTACATTTCGTAAGGTGTAAAGATAATACTTGTCTCCTTGTTTTTGTTTTACACAATTTGGGTTATCACTATGATTAACAAACCCACCTAATGGTGTTCTTATAATTTCTCCATCAACAAGTACGTGACATAAACCTAACTTTACATCTTTCTCAATAAACTTTGTTGTAAATAATCCTTGACCTTCTATAGAAGATTTTTTAATTATTAAATAATCTGGTATTGGTTTATACATTTGGGTATGAGTCCTTTGACATAAATGTTTGTTTAACAATAGCCTTTTGTTCTTCTATATTCTCTACATAATATCCTTCAATATGAGTATACCCATAACGTTTTGCCCAATAAACTCTTTTATTACCTGTATGTACTGCAAGTCCAGGTATACAGTTGCCATCTTTATCTTTCGGCCATCTTTCTTCTTTTAACCAATAATGTTCTAGGTCAGTATAGATAATTGGATATATCATACCTGCACCTTCAATACTTTCTTTAAAATTTTCATATCTTTTTTTCATCCAATTAAGATTAACAGTTAACATCAAATCATTTACACTTGCTATTTTTACTTCAGGTGCAATATGATTTAAAGGTGAATGCTGGCACGTAACGTGTTTTTTTGCTCGTAAAATTTTCATATTATATATCATATGTGTATCTCATCAAGTTCTAATTCAATACCTTGTAATTCATCTGGCTTACCTTTTGGATATGTTGGATAAAGTCTAAACTCTTCACCAGTATCATCATTTTTACATCCTGCAACTAACCAATCCCATTTGAAATCTCCATCTATAACAAACTCGTTCATCACTTCATATCTTCTATCAGGTTTTTGTTTAAGTAATTCTTCCTTACACGCTTCCATAGTTGGATAATACCCTTGCATTTGAAACGTTTGTTGCGTTGCAACTGGATCCATACCAATAAGATATGCTAATATTAAAATTTTAAATGGTCCCATAATTTGCCTTTGCTATATACCAGCTATCAACTATATCTGATACTGGATTGCCTGCCTTTTCTGTATTAAATAACTTCTTTAAATTTGTTTTTGTATCTTTACAAAATTGTTCATACATCATTTCTTTATCTGCATTACCCTTACCTGTAGCTAATTTCTTAACAACACTTGGTACAATAACACTATACTCCCATTTTTGTTCTAATAATCTATATTTAAGTATACCACAATTTTCTGCTATTTGAAATAATGCTCTACCTTTAGAACCATATGAATAGTTTTCAATTGCTATTGATGGTCCAATGCCAACAGTATGGTCTCCTGGATGATATAAACGTAAAACTTTTAAAACCCAATCAGAAATTTGAGTAAATCTTTGGATAGGGTCTGTATATGGTTGATGTTCAGAACCATTTATATTACCAAATATGCCTAAATGTTTCTTCTTATTAGTAAGAAAATAAAAACGACTATGCTCAAATATAAAGTCATCTGTTACACATATTGCAGGACTTGTCATACTATAATCAATCCCAACTTGGTTCATCTTCATTTTCATTTACCTCTTCTTTAATATCATCATCTTCATCTTCTTCTTCATCTAATTCATAACTACAAAATGGACACACCCTTACCTTTTGGTCGGTTGTGTCTTCATCAAATATAATAGAAAACTTTGTATTACAATTACTACAATTCCTTTTATATTTTTTTATTGCTTCTTCCAAATCCATAATAATATATTCACTTATAATTTAAATTTTTTAAACTGATCCTTCTGTACATCTTGTTTAATCCCACCTATAACATAACTTTCAATTTCTGTTTCTTGTGGTGCATTTTGTAATGACCTACTATTTAACCAATGGTCTACCCAAGGCAATGGATTTGTCTTTTGGTCATATTGTGGGTCTAATCCAATTGCTTTCATTCTACGATTTGCCATATACTCTACATATTGGTGTAATAATTTTTCTGATAAACCTATCATAGAACCTTTTGAAAACAAATAAGTTGCCCAACGTTTCTCTTGTCCTACTCCGTGTTCATACATTTTATAAACTTCTTTTTCTGTATCTCTCATCACTTTGTTCATAGTTTTATCGTGTTCTAATTCACGATAGTTGTTAAGTATTCTTTGTGTTATTAACAAATGTAAACTTTCATCCCTTGCAATTAATGAAAGTATTTTAGCAGAACCTTCTAACATTTTTAATTCACCAAAAGCAAATGAACAAGCAAAAGAAACATAAAATCTTAAACCTTCTAATATATTAACTGTCATTAACGTTAAATATAATTTCTTTTTTAACTCATACATATCAACACTATCAGATTTTAATATCCATTTATATCCTAAATGCATTAAATCATCATACGTTTGTGTAATACTATTTGCCCTACTTTCAATCTTTTCATCTGTAATAATAGTATCAAAAACTTCACTAGGGTTAGAATATAAATTTTTAATAATATATGTATAAGAGCGACTATGAATACTTTCCATAAAGTCCCAAGCAATTATACAACTTTCTAATTCAGGTATAGATACAAATGGTAAAAATGCCAAACAAGGACCTCGTCCTTGCACACTATCCATCATTGTTTGATATTTTAAATTAGATGTAAATATAAATTTACCTTGTTCAGATAAAACTTTATAATCTGCCATATCTTTTTGCAAAGATATTTCTTCAGGTCTCCAAAAATAACCTAATTGTCTTTGACAAAGTTTATCAAAGATAGGATATTTCATATCATCATATCTTTGTACCTGTAAACTCTTACCAAAAAACATAGGTTGTTTTGTAAAGTCTAAATTCTTTTCTGTATTAAATACACTTCTAATCATTTATCGGTTCTAATTCTTTCTGTAATCTTTCTGATTCTGTTAACTCATAATGGTGTTCATCACTATCACCTGCTGTCCATTTACCTCTACCATCTACACTATACTCTCTAGTAGATACTTTATAATCTGGTACTTTTACTTTACTAGGGGTTAATGATTTATCATAAAACAAAACTCTATTATTAGGTTGGGCAGCAAAATGTCCATTATCTAATTTTATTATATTAAAAGATTTATGTTGACTTGGAGTTTCACTATAACCTATATTAACCTCTTTGTTAGTTGAATTACAACTATCTATACTAAACATATAATTACCTTCATATGGTTTCTTATCTGGTGATAGATACATACATCTATTACCACTTATCACTTGTTTTTCAATAACTGATATATCATAACTAAAACAATCCCATAACTGTAAATCAGCTAACTTTAAATCTTCTTTTGTTTCTTTCCACACAAATGCCGATATAGGAAGTTTATCATATAATGCACCTGTTTCATAAAGATATGTTTCAAAATATAATGCTCTTCCTTGAATACTTTTAACCGTACACCAAATACCTGGGACAAACTCACCGTGTCCTTTTTCTAAATCATATAAGTATTGTTTCTTAACTAATACTTCCGTATGTGGTACATTTGCACATAAAAATGCCATAAAGTTCCTTTAAATTACGCAGGTGTCACAATCTTCTTCTTGTTCTTTTGTTTCCTCTACGTTGTCCTTCCAACCAACTGGATGTACAGGTTCATCAAAATCTTTCTTACTATCATATGTATTCTGATAATAACTTGTCTTCCAACCTAACTTATAAGTATTTAACAAATCCTGTGCCATAATAGATAACGGCACTTGTCCTTCATCATAATGTTCAGGATTATATGACCAATTTCCACTTATCGCCTGGTCAAAATACTTTTGCATTACTGCTACTATGTTTATATATCCTTCATTTGATTTCATATCCCATAATAATGTATAATTATTTTTCAACCTTTTGTAATCAGGTACAACTTGCTTTAGAGTTCCCTTTTTACTTTTCTTTACTGAAAGATAATCTCTAGGTGGTTCTATGCCATTTGTAGCATTACAAACCACGCTAGAGCTTTCAGAAGGCATTTGAGCTGTGAGTGTGCTATGTCGTAACCCAAACTCCTTAATATCTTTCCTCAATTGTTCCCATTTATAAGATAATTTCCGAGATACAATCTCATCAACTTCTTTTTTATAAGTGTCTATTGGTAAGATACCGTCTGAATACTTTGTTTTTTTAAAGTCTTTACATTGACCTTTTTCTTTTGCTAATTGATTACTTGCTCTTAATAGATAATATTGGAATGCTTCTGATAACTTATCTACTTCTTTCCAAGCAGTTTTCATTTCATAACTTAATCCTAATGTTGCTAGATAATGAGCAAGACCAATATATCCAACTCCTAAACTTCGTCTATTTTTTGTAGAAATTTCTGCTGCCTTAACTGGATATTTTTGATGGTCTATAACTTCATCTAATGACCTTACTATTAAATCACATAATGGTTCTAATTCATCTAAATCTTTTATAAGTCCTACATTAACTGCTGATAAAATACATAATGCAATTTCACCTTCTCCATCTATATGACTTATAGGTTCTGTTGGTAATGTTATTTCTTGACATAAGTTTGACATTGTTATTCTATCTTTGAAGGAAGAGTGAGTATTGCAATGGTCTATATTCATAATGTAAATACGACCTGTTTCTGCTCTTTCTTTCAATATTGACATAAACAAACTTTGTGCTTTAACTTTCTGTTTCCATATTGATAATTTTCTTTCTGCTACTTCATACAACTCATCAAATTCTGGCGTACCCCACGCTTCATATAATTCTGGTACTTCGTGTGGTGAAAATAATGTTATATCTCCATCATTAATAAATCTTTCATAAAATAGTTTTGATAACTGAATTGAATAATCTAATTTTCTAACTCTATTATCTTCACTACCTTTATTGTTTTTAAGTACAAGTATATCTTCTATTTCTTTATGCCAAATTGGAAAGTGAACAGTTGCTGAACCACCACGTACACCATTTTGTGTACAACATTTAACAGTTGCTTCAAACTTTTTAAGAAAAGGAATAACACCTGTGTGTTGTACTTCCCCACCTCTTATTTTAGAATTAATTCCTCTAATACGTCCTGCATTAATACCAATACCTGCCCTTTGAGCAACATATTTACCAATTGCCATATCACTAGAGAAAATTGAAGATAATGTATCTGCAACATCAACTAGTACACAACTAGCATACTGTTTAATAGGAGTTCTTACACCTGCCATAACTGGTGTTGGAATATTAATTTTAAATTTTGAAATTGCGTCATAATATCTTTTCACATAACTCATCCTTTTATTCTTTGGGTAATCTGAAAAGATAGTAGCGGCAATCATCATATACATAAATTGTGGAGTTTCAAAAATATCACCTGTGCTTCTATCTTGTACAAGATACTTGTCAATGACTTGTCTTAACCCTGCATATGTAAAAGTATAATCTCTTTCGTGAGTTAACCAATTTTCCATTCTATCAAAATCATTTTTGTTATACCATTTTAAAATATCAGGATCATATACTCCTTTTTTTACACTATCATTAACGTGAGTGTAAATGTGTGGGTGATCCCATAATTTGTGAAATAATTGTTTTCTTAAACTATAGAGTAATAGTCTAGCGGCAACATATTGATAATTTGGGTTGTCTAGTGAAATTAAATCATTTGCCGACTTGATTAAAATTTGTTGAATTTCATTTGTGGTAATTCCATCATAAAATTGTAGACCACTATTCATTTCAACCTGTGATGAAGACACGCCTGTAATGTCTTCGGTTGCATACTCTACCATTTCGTGAATCTTCTCAATGTTAAGGGCTTCCTTACCCCTACCATTTCGTTTCACGACACTTATGTTTTCATTTACCATTTAACCCCTAAACTTTTTTATAATGACTTAATTTTTCTAATGCTTCTAATTTTCTAAAAGTATTTTTATCTATAATATTTTTTATTTCATCCACACTTATTCCAGACACAATCATTTCATTTACATCTTTCAATTGAATATGATTTGGCCAAATAACTACATTGTAATCATTTTCAATCACAGCGTACATACGTTTTATAATTTCTTTATTACGAGGTTCATTGTCAAATATATATGTAACCTGGTCATTAGGCATTCTCAATGTTAAGTCTGCTCCGCCTGCTGCCAAACAATTATCTAAAAACAAACTGTCAAGTGGACCTTCTACAATGTAAACGTGTTTTTGGAAATTTACACGTTCAAGTCCATAAACTTTTTGTTTTGTTTCATCAAGTTTAATAGTAATATATTTGGGTTGTTCTTTTCCAAATGCTCTGCCTTGGAAAGCAAACAACTCACCAGTTACATCAAAGAAAGGAATAATCAATCTAGGGTGTTCATACTTCTCTTTAAATATACCTGGTTTCACCTTATTAGCAAAATTATGAAATTTGTTAACAAGATATAATTTCTCATAATATTCGGTAGGGATCAATCTCTTTTTAATATAATCCTTTACAGGATGGTCGTCTTTCAAATTACTTATTTTAATACAGTTATCAAGTAAATTTGTTTCTTTAAATTTTGTTGGTTTAAAGTCAAATTTTGGCTGGGGCGTGGAAGGTGCCGATCCTTTATAACGTTCTAATAAGTATTCTCCATATTTCTTGGGATCCAAGAATTTTATAAAATTTGATAAATTTTGTCCTTGACCACAATTGTGGCATTTGAAGAACATATCATTTTTTACTCTATAGAGATATGCTCTTGCTTTTGTTTTACTCTTCTGTGAGTCTCCACAATGTGGACACCTAAAGTTAAAAAGATAATCATTCTTCTTTTTAAACTGATCCAATCTTGACGAGATTTCATTAATATACTTTAAATCTATATAACTTGACATAACACTATCTCATAATATACTACAAATCACTTAAAAAGTCAAGAGTGATTTGAAAAAGTTGGAGCATAAAAAATTGGCTCCGCACTTTTCCCCACTAAAAGAGGATAAAAAAACTCTACTTTAGCAGTTGCACTATTTCTTGAAAATTCGTAGATAGTATCCATCCAATAGCTACTATCACACCAATTATAATCCAACGGTGTTTTTCTAATACACCTACTCGTTGACCTATATCTAATCTGATATTCTTAATCTCTATTAACAATCTTTTTTCAATTGATTGTATCTCTCTGGACAATTCTAAGCGAATATCATCTATTTTATCTGCTCGTTCTTTAAGTTTATCAAATATAATTTCATCAACTTGTTCTTGCCTACTTATCTTTTCAGCGTGAACCGCCAACATTGATTTGATTGATGTGGATACGTCTGTTAAACGTTCAATAGCAACGTTTAATCTATTTGCTATACCTATTGTTGACTCAACATCTTTTTTGAGTTTTGCTATGTCTATTTTTGTTTTGATTCCGTTTTCGTCTGGCATTAAAATTCTCTATCTATCCATTTATATATTGAGTAACACATCCAACCTAAAAGAAATGCTATTAAAAGTAAATTAATCATTGCCATTATATCTCCATTGACTTGGCAACCACCATTCAATATACCAATGTCTAAATTGTGCTGGGTGTCTTCCTATGATAAAAATATGCCAAAAACCTTTTGTTAATTCTATTAATGCTATGATTTTTTGACGCATATCTTAACTTAATCCGTTTGAATAATTGTTATGTTTTGTTGACTTGAACTACTGCCAACATCAAGGTGTTGAGCTTCTGAATCTTGAACTATTTGAACGTCTGCCTCATCAGCAGTTTCAATTTTTAGATATGCTCTATGATTATCATTATATCTATTTATGATTGAGTAGCCGCTAACGGATGTGTCAATGTCAGCGTCATACGTATTGCTACCTGTTGTATATCTTCCTGTTTGTGTTGAACTTCCTGTAAGCTCCGAGGTTGTAGTTTGAGTAATCTCTCCTGTAGTATAGTTAATAACTTCACCACTAGTTGTTACTGTTGTTTCTGATCCACTATTATCAACCCATTCTGTACCACAAGATGAAGCCGCCTTATTCCAATAGTAACCCCAATTAACACAATCATCTTCGTTATCAATTTCTGCTAACCATAGTTCTAATTCTGCGTCTATATCATAGTCATCTTCGTAAGCATATTCATCTTCCCAACTATCTTCTGTTTCTTCTTCATACTCACCATAGTACCACCAGTTATATTGATTGTCAAAATAATTATTCCAATCTTCTTGTTGCCAATCGGCAACATACTTATCTTTTAAACTTGGTATAGTCCAAGGTTTAGGTTGACCATCACACCATTCCCAATTTGGATATGTTCCACACCAACCATACCATTTTTCAAATAGTGCTTTAGCGTCTTTAGTCCAAGTTGTAAAGTCTTTATACAATGACCAGTCATCTTGGTACCAACTGTTTAAATAATCTAAATATTCTTGGTTACACCAATCACTACTGTAACCATTGTAATTACAATAATTTTCTGTTGTTAAAGTAGGTGGTCCACCAGCCGCTATGTAATCTGCATTATTATAATAGTCATCTGATAAATCAAAATCTTCCCAAGTATATCCTACAGTTGTAGATGTTGCTTCTTCTTCAACTTCTGTAGATTTATCTTCAACTTCTGTATCATAAGAAGTTAATCCATAATCTTCTAATAGGTCATTATACTCTTCCATATAAGCGTCCCAATTAACTTCATCCCAATCAATAGAATCCCAATTGACACTATCCCAAGTACAATCTGAACAACCAATGGCGTCAAAATATGCTTGATCCATTTCAGCATACATTTGTTTAGCGTCATCCCAATCCATAGTTTGTTCGCCTTCACCGTCCCATACTGATATTTGATTATCGTCATCAATATAACCCCAATCTTTTAAATCATCTTCCCATTCATCATAATAAGATGTATCTATATCTGATTCTTCTAAACTACCATCATCTATTGTAATATCTTCGGTAGATTTTGTATCTAACTCACTTGATTGTGTTGTGAAATCATCTATAATTTCTACAGTAGCATCCGAAGCTGTTGTGTCTGATTCAATTGATAATTCTTCTGATATAATTTGTTCTTCAATTTCTTGTGCCTCTTTAGCATCCATTTCTACATCTTTAGATTCTTGCTCTAACAACTCATTAGATTCAAATTCTTCTTTTTCATTTTCTAAAAATTCATTATTTTCTTTTCTATCAAATTGAATATCCTTTTTATCTTCAATATCAACTTCAATACTATCTAAATTAAACAAATTTCTTTTCTCATTATGACCTAATGGAGATGGAGTTTTAATCATAATATCAGAACCAACTACAGTTACGGAAGTATATACATTGGTTAATATTTGAGAACCTGCTTCATTGGTTACGGTTACTTGCCCTACATTTCCGTGACTGTCTGGAAGTAATGTAATCGTTGTTACACCTGAAGTATCCACCAAGCCTGAAAAAGCAGTACCTTGCATAGTTATGGTTGCTGTTGGTGTAACTATTTCAACCTCACCACCTAATTTTTTTACATCTCCTGATTCATATGTAAATGTTCCAACGTTAATTGATATGTTCATTGCAATTTCAATTGGTATAACAGACGTATCAAAAGCAAATTCATCAATGATTAATTCTGTATTCGGACCCATTGTAAATTTTGTTTCATCTTTATAATGTAAAATCATACCACCATCTTCTCCTGTTTGGAGAAAATCGTTCATCTCTAAAAGGTAACCTTTAATTACTTCTTCGGTACGACCATCCCTTTCGTTCCAAGTTTGACCCATTTTATCCATTACCGAACCAACGGTTACAGCTAATGCTTGTGTAGTGAATAGTATAAGAAAAGATACTATGAATAATAATTTTTTCATCTTTTAAATTTCTTCTTCTTTTCTTTTCTCTTCCATTTCTCTGGCCAATAAAGGGATATTAGTGTACAGATTATGCCACTTGTTAAGCATATGCCACCAAATATTAAAATGAAAGTCAAAAACGCTTTCATTTAACAACCGTTGGATACAGTAGCAGTTACGTCAGCTGATTGGTTGTTTCTATTGTATGAGTATGTACAACTGTCTGAACCGTTCTGTGCAAAGTTTAATGTGTAATCGTAAATTGAATCGCCTGTTATAGTAACTATACCTGTGTTACTTCCACCTACTTGAGCAAAGTTTATTGCCGAACCATCTGTATAGATATAAATTTTAGCAGTATTATTTCCACCTGCCATATGAATTCCTAATGTATTACTATCACCATTTACTATCGTTCTCAAATAATTGTTGTCGCCTAATATCGTCATAGTATCTCCATATGGATCAGTATCAACACTAGTATAACTAGAGTGAATATCTAAAATATTTGAACTGCCTATAATATCGTGGAGTTGATAGTTACCTGTGCCGTATGATGAAGTGTGTAATCTATTTGAATCACCAACTATATAAATGTCTGCACTTGCACCTTCACTACCAGATGAGTCAGCAAACTGTCCGTGCGATTCAGTTTGTGGACCAATCGCCTTATTAACATTTGTATTAAACCCTTCTGAACCTGCGGTACTATAAAACTGTACATCATTTGAATCACCAGACATACGAACATATAAGAAGTGACCATCACCTCTACTACGAACCCAAAAAGTATTTGAATCTCCATAGACATCTAAATCAACATTAAGAAGCTTCATATCATCACCTGTCCAAGTATCAAAATCTACAATGTTTGAATTACCTGTAATAGCTATATCATAGTAATGACCAGAAGCATCCGTATCATCAATGTCAGGTCTTAATTTATTAGAATTACCAGTTGCTGTATAATCAAAGGTCATATTAGTGCCATAAAAAGATAAGTGACCAGTATTATCAGTTACATTTGTATTACCTATTTGTTTAATGATAATAGTTAAATTACTTCCGTTAACTTTAAAAGGATAAGATGTGCTATAACCAAACTTATTGTTTGTTCCATCTTGTTTTATAAAGATAGAACCATCGTCATCTTGGTTAACTTGCCATATGTAAACTGAATTTCCTGCCCAACAGCTAATCGTTGTTGCTAGAAGAATCACTAGTGTCATTATTAACTTCTTCATTTGTGTTCTCCTTTTCTTTGTCTATGTCTGCCCACTCTTTTTCTTCTTGTAATTTTTCTTTTATTTCTTTTTTAAGTTCTTCTTTTTGAATTTCTTTATTTTCTAATGCTACTAACGTTTTTAAATGGTTTTGATATTCATCCCAAGTTTTAAATTTTGTACCGTTAGCTTTATTATACCAAGCTAATTCATTCTTTTGAACTTTCTTTAAATCTTTTTTAGCTTTCTTTTCTGCTTTAATTAATTCTTTTTTAGCTTTCTTTTCTGCTAAATATTCTTCTCTTGTCTTAACCTTTTTAGGTTCTTGTTGTTCTACAACTAATTCTGTTTTTACTTCTTCTTTAGTTTTAACTTCTTCATCAAAATCTTCTACGACTTTAACTTCTTCAACTTTTATTTTCCATAAGCCTTTTTTATCACCTTCTTTTATTAATTCTACTATACCTTTTTCTATTGCTTTTCTTACTGCAAAAGTAACAGGTTCATTTCTTGCTACACCAATTTCTGTTTCTAATAACAATGTATCAGCGTCAAAATATTTAAATACATCTCCACCAGCTTCACCTGAAAATATAGTTTTCTCAACCACTATTGATACTATTACTTCACCACTTTGTACATTAACTAATCTTAAAATAATAGTAACTATATCTTGTCGGTATTGTTTGTGTGCTTGTATGCCTAAAATTCTTGCACCAATACCACCTGACTTTACATCACTATCATAACCTATAACACCACCTGTAAGATATGCACCTGCAAATAATAGTGGTGGTAATGGTACAGCAGCATCGCCGTCTGCCATTTGTCTTGTTGAACGGATAAGTTTTCTTTCTTGTAATAAACTTGGAAGACTTGCTCTTTCAACAACTCTAAACCATTTGCCATCACCTGCGTCTTGTAATGCTTTAATTAATATTTGATATGCACCTTGGGTTACTGCCGTACTCATTGAAGCATAGTTTCCACCAGGTTTTTTCTGTCCAGTTAAATCAATAAAATCATACACAGCAATTACAATAGCTTCACCTTCTGGTGGTTGTATTGTAGTTAACTTTTTAATTGCTGGTATTTGTTTTCTAACATCAAAGTCTGGCTTACCAGCACAACTAGCTAAAAATAATGTTGCTAAAAATATAATTATTAATTTTTTAAACATTATTAATCTTCCTTCGGCATTGTAAATGTTGTTACTGTTCCATCTGATTCTGTAACGGTAACAACTACATTACCTGTACCGTCAGGTGTTGTCCACTCAACAAGTTCTCCACCTAATGGTGATGTAAATGAACCTGTATCTTGTTGTAAACCATCAGCACCAAATATATTTGTTGTAATTTGTTTTGCTAATGCTGTATAGAATCTTGATTCTAAATTTGCTTTAAATTTTGCAACTGCTGTATTCTTAGCGTCTGCTATAACTTTATCGGCCGCTGCTTTTTCAGCAGCTTTTATAGCGTCTTTACGAGTCTTTTCAATATTCTCTACTGTTAAGTAGTGTGAAGATTTTCCTGTGCCTGAAAATGATGGACTATGAAACTTAAAACCTAACTCACTTGCGTACACGTTAGGAATTAATAGGAATATTGTTAAAATTATAGTGATTAATCTCATTGCCTTCTCTCTTTTTATGTATATATTTATACTTAATCACAACTAAATAGAGTATATGATTAAACTATTGACGAAAACGTGGGCAGTTTATTTGACTTTGGCTATACTAATTGGTATCTATATATTAAATCCAGTTCTATTACAGTCAACAAGACTTAATACTTTTGATTTTTACCAAACTTTTGGTAAGAATTATGAATCTAAAAGTATAATCCTATTAGACATATCAGATAAAGCATTAGAAAAACAAGGTCAATGGCCGTGGAAGAGAGATTTACTTGGTCGTACTATAGTTAATGCATATCGTAATGGTGCTGCTCTTGTAATTCTACAAGTTGTCTTTCCTCATAAAGATAGATTAGGTGGTGATGAAATATTTGTAAAAATGATTTCAAAATATCCAGTCATACTTACTGAAACAAATGATGTTAAAAATCTTATTAGTATCTCACGTAAAGCATTAGCAATAGGAAACGTAAGTGTGCCAGTTGATATAGATGGCACTATAAGAAAATTACCTCTTGACAAATCTATACCTGAAGTTATATTAAAAGTTCTTAATGCAGAAACTTTAGCGAAAGATACTATCTGGATTGATTTCAGACATAATATTCCTAGAATAGATTACACTGATAAAGATTGGTCATCTCTAAAAGGTAAAATAGTTTTCATAGGTACAACATTCCAAGGTTCTACATTTGTTACTACTCCTGATGGATTAAAAAACACTCACGAAATTATGGCAATCAGTACAGAAACTTTGTTGTCAGGTAATTATATTAGTAGACCTAATTGGTTGCCGTATGCTGAATTTGCTTTTATAATATTAGGTGCTCTATTCTTTCTTATAGTTATACCTAGATGTGGTGTAATGTGGTCTGCAATATGGTATGTAGGTTACTTGTTTGATTTAACACTTGCAAGTTCTTATCTATGGACACAACACTTATTTTTAGTTGATTGGTTTAGTCCTCTTGTAATAGGGTCTGTAATATGGGGTCAGTTAACATACAATAACTATTCAAAAGAAAATAAATTAAGACTACAAATTAAGAAACAATTTGAACACTATCTATCTCCAGAT